GCACGACTGGCTGATCGGCTGGAACGAAAGCCTGGTGCACCGCGGGCGGATGGAGATGGCGGCGGCGTTTCTGCGCACCGATCACACGCATCTGTTCTGGCTCGACGCGGACATCGATTTTATGCCGGAGGATGTGGCCGCGGTCTGGAACATGGATGCGGATATCGGGGTCGGCGTCTACTGCATGAAGAAGCGGGACCGGCAGCTTTATGCGGCATGGAAGGACGGGGCGCTGGTGACGGACCTTGAGCGGTTCGACGGGCCGATCGAGGTGGATTTTGCCGGCACCGGGTTCATGTGCATCAAGCGGCATGTGATCGAGACGCTGGCGGCGCGGGTGGAGAGCTACGACGGGCCGGACGGGGAAGTTCCGGCGCTGTTCATGACGCCGATCATAGACCGGAACCTGCGCAGCGAGGACTATCGGTTTTGCGAGCTCGCGCGCGAGGCAGGATTCAAGGTGATGATGGATCCGAAGGTTCGGCTCGGGCATTGGGGCATCTATCGCTATGGGGCTTAGCGACTTGATGACGGGCTACGGCGGATTTGCGTTTCCGCTGCCGCCGATCGCCGGGACGTACAAGGGGCGCGGGACGGGGCTGGTGGTGTGCGGCGACGCGATCGGGGTCTGGGACGACCTGGAGGCATTCGGGTGCCGGTACGACGTCGGGCGCGGCTCGGTGCGGAAGGAGGGCTGGGACTTCCTGACGGTGAACAAGCTGGTCGAGACGTTCCCCGGGGATGTGGCGCACTGCTATTCGAACGAGCCGCGCCTTCTGAACCAGTTCATCGCGGCGCGCCGGAACGAATATGCCAAGGAATTCCCGCCGATCGTGAACACACATAGTTGCAACGAAGGCGCGCGGCATCGCTGGCCCTGGGGCGGGCACGGCACGTCGGGGCTTGGCGCAACTCTGGTCGGCATCGGGCTCGGGTACGATCTGGGCGTCGTCCTTTGCGGGCTTCCGCTGGACGACGGGCCGCACAATGGCGAGCCGCCGTGGCGGCGGTGCCGGTTCGCGAGCGCGGAGGCGGCGGGCCCGAAAGACGGCGGGATGAACTCGCATTGGAAGCGGGCGATCGAACTTGCGTTCGAGGGAAAGGTGAAATCGATGAGCGGCCGCACGCGGGAATGGCTCGGGGCGCCATGAGCGAACAGCCGCCGGTGACATTTGCCGTCGTCCTCTATGAGGGCGTGGACGTGCCGAACCACTCGAAGGGCATCTTCAACGAGGAGTGGGTGACCCGTCTCTATCACGGCATCGCGCGCAACATGAAACGGCCGTTCCGTTTCGTCTGCTTCGTCGACCGCGAGGACTACGATCTGCCGGCGCCGATCGAGCAGAAGATGCTGCAGCTGCCCTATCGCAACATGTTCTGTCTGCTGGAGCCGTTCCGCGAGGATCTCGGGCGCGTGATCTTCATGGGGCTCGACACCGTCATCACGGGAAGCCTGGAGCAGCTCGTCGGCTATGACGGCCCGTTCGCCATGCTGCGCGATCCCAACTATGTCACGATCGGGTGCTCCGGCGTGATGTCGTTCCCTTATACGCCGTCGGTCTGGGAAACATTTTTGCGAGAGCGTCATACCGACCGCAACGAATTCCGCCTCGGTGGGCACAAGAGCGACATGATGTTTCTCAACACCGTGCCGCATGAATATCTCGACGACAGCGGCATCAGGGGAATCTACTCTTACAAGGTTCACATCAAGCGCGAGCCTTCGCTGATCGAACGGGCATCGATCGTGTATTTCCATGGGCGGGAGAAGCCGCACGAGCTGACGCACTTGCCCTGGATCCGCAAACACTGGATTGGCGAAGACCTGCCGAATGGCTGACCTTGCCAAGATCGCCGAACTAACGCGAAAGCTGGAATGGCAACTCGCAGGCCAGAAGCTCAAACGATACAAACCCTATCCGTGGCAGAAGGAGTTTCACGACGCCGGCGCGCATAATCCAGAGCGGATGCTGATGGCGGCGAACCGGGTCGGCAAGACCCAGAGCGCGGCGGCCGAGGTTGCGATGCACCTGACCGGGGATTATCCGGACTGGTGGGATGGCCGGCGCTTCGATCGCCCGACGCTGGTGTGGACGGGATCGCCGACGAACGAGACATCGCGCGACATCGTGCAAACCGAACTGCTCGGCGGCATGGGCGAGAAGCTCGGCACTGGCTGGGTGCCGCGGCAGCACATCGTCGGCACGCCGAAGACGCGCCAGGCCGGCGTCAAGGACGTGGTCGACAGTTTCGCGGTGCGCCACAAGTCCGGCGGGCTGTCGATGTGCACGATGAAGACTTACGAGCAGGGCTGGCAGAAGTGGCAGGGCACCGCGCCGCACGTCGTCTGGGACGACGAGGAGCCCGACGATTACATGATCTATTCGGAGAGCCAGACCCGCATTCTGACGTCAAAGGGGATTTTGCTGGTGACGTTCACGCCGCTGCGCGGTGTCACCGACCTGGTGCAGCATTTCCAGGAAGGCGGCCCTGGCATCTATCTGCGCTCGGCGAGCTGGGACGACGCGCCGCATCTGTCGGAAGAGGACAAGGCGAGGCTGTCGGCTTCCTATCGCTCGCACGAGCGGGACGCGCGCACCAAGGGCATTCCGATGCTCGGCGAGGGCGCGGTCTTCCCGATCGGCGACGACGAGATCAAGGTCGACGCGTTTCCGATCCCGCGGCATTGGGCGCGGATCAAGGGCTGCGACTTCGGCATGGATCATCCGGCCGCCGGCTGCGAACTGGCATGGGATCGCGACCAGGACGTCATCTATCTGATCGACTGCTACCGGAAGGCCAACGAGAAGGCGCCGTATCACGCGGCTTGGTTCAACAAGTCCAACAAGATGGTGCCGGTGTCGTGGCCGCACGACGGCATGAACCGCGAAAAGGTCGGCGGCCGCATTCTCGCAGATGCCTATCGCGAGCACGGCGTCAACATGCTGACGAAGTCGGCGCGCTACCCGAAGGTACCGGGAGAGGACGAGAAGGGCGGGCCGCAGCCGGTCGAGCCGATCGTCGACGAGGTGCTGGAGCGGATGCAGACCGGGCGCTTCAAGGCGTTCGCGCATCTGTCGGAGTTTTTCGAGGAGAAGCGTTCCTATCACCGCAAGGACGGGATCATTCAGGCCAAGCGGGACGACATTCTGAAGGCGGTTTTCTACGCGGTGATGATGAAGCGTTACGCGGTCCCGCTATCAATGCTGTCCGGCGTGCGAATTTCATCGGCGCCGGCGCGTCCGATTGCTTCAACGAGGTTGTGACATGCCACTCAAAAAAGGTTCGTCCCAGAAGACCATCAGCAAGAACATCCGCACGGAAATGTCGCACGGCAAGCCGCAGAAGCAGGCGGTCGCCATCGCGATGCGCATGGCCGGCAAGCCGATGATGAAGAAGGGCGGGCGAAAGCGATAATGGCGCAAGTTATCACGAAAGCCGCGATGGAAGCCATGTGCCGCACTGCCGGCATGGTTCCGGTGTCGCGCACGAACATCGACGGCGCCGAGGTGTTCATCGCCGACGGCTTCGCAGCGCATCCCGCCATCACGTTCCAGAAATTCGGCATCGGCCCGGATGATTTCCCCGGCGGCTGCTTTGCAACGCTCTGGATGGTGTCGCGCGGCGAGGACAAGCTCGACATTGCGCAGCCGCTGTTCTTCGAACTGTTTCACGACAGGCACATGTCGAGCGAAGGCAAGAGATACGCCCGCGTCAATTCGGCCGTGAATGAGGCCAAGAAGTTTCTCGACCGCAGGAAGGCCCGACATTGACCAGCCAGGCCGACGTCAAAACGATTAACGATGATGGCGACGTAAAGCCGAAGCGCCGCTTTGATGCGCGCGATTGGGATTACATCGCTGAATTCGTGATCGATGAATACGAGAAGCGCAAGCGTGCGCGCACCGATCGCGAACGCTGCTGGGCCGAGATAGACCGTCAGATCGAGATGAAGCCGGACACCGAGTTCAAGTACATCATCAAGAACGGCACCCGCGTCCTCGACGACAACAAGGCGTGGATGGCGGAAATGGAATTGCCGCTGCAGGCGCAGGCGCTGGAAGTGCTGACGGCCGATGCGCGCCGCATGATGTTCCCGGATTCCGGCCCATGGTTCTCCGCGCACGCCGAGATGACCGACGAATATCTGCGCGCGGTCGACTTTCAGTCGCTGATCAAGGGTGACGAAACCGAAGTACCGTCGCTGATCAACCAGGACAATGCCGACAAGCTGACCGAAGGCTTCCTGCTGCATCTGTTCGCGCAGACAGACCTGCACACCCGCGTCGACCGCATCAACGCCGAGTCGTTCAAATACGGCATGGGCATCGGCCGCGCGCGGATGGAAACCAAGAGCGTGTTCATCCACGAAGCCCGCGGCGTCGTGAGAGACACGCAGAAAATCCCGGTGCTGGTGCCGTGCTCGATCAAGAACCTGTATCTGGACGAGCCGAGTTCGTCCATGCACTCGTCGCAGGTGCTCGGCGAAGCGCACATCGCCCGAGATTACATGAAGCTGGAGAACCTGAAGCTGGCGGCGGCAAAGGGGTCGACTGATCCCGACAGCGACGACGGCGGATGGATGCCGGCCAACCTGAAGAAGATCGAGCCGGACGATAACGGCTATGTCACCGTGCTCGAGATGGAAGGCGATATCGTGGTGCCGCGCAAGACCACGCGCAGCATGATTCTCCCTGGCTGCATCGTCACCGTGATCATGGGCGGCAAGGACAAGGGCGGCAACTCGACGCGCGCGGTGTGCCGGTTCCGGTTCCGGAAGTATCCGTTCTCGTCCTATCTCCTGTTCCCGTACCACTATGAGGGCGCCAACGATGCCTATCCGACCAGCCCCTTGATGAAGGGTCGGCCGGTGCAGATGACGGCGACGCACGCGCTGAACCGGCTCCTCGACTCCGCGATGCTGAAGAACTCGCCGCCGGTGAGTTATGACCGGACGGACACCTTTTTCGCCCAGCAGGGCGGCCCAGGGATCTATCCCGGCGCGCTATGGGCATCTTCCGACCCGGGCGCGATCAAGGC